CAAGCACATTACCCTCTATAATTTTAAAGAAAGTAGAACCAGAACTCACATTCACATCATATAGATATCTACCCTCATCCAAACCTCTGGTAACTGTTGAACCCATTGATAAAGTCACTTTACCATCTGTGGTTCCAAGAGTTACACCAAAAGTATTTGCTGTTCCGATCACAGATTTTTTCATATTACTTCTACCAGTATGATTAGTAAAATTAATACTTGAACCAGCAGAAGTTTTAACTGTGAAGGTTGTATTAAAATCAGCACCAGAAAATATGGTTAGATTTACACCCATCGGAACGGCAACATCTGGATCAAATGTGATTACCTGTTGTGCCATCTTTTTAATTATTTAGTTTCTGAACAAGAGTAGATAGAAGATCTTTGATATCTCCTAACTCACCCTTCATATTATCAAGATCTTCTTTCATTTGATCTAGTTCATGATTTTTATTTTTCATTGCTTTTTTGCGTTTCATATATTCAAGATAAGCTTTCTTATCTCGGTTAATAATTGCTGTGGAGTCTGAATCTCGATAGAGTCCAGACTTACCCTCAACTGGAATATAATCTGACATTATGCTAGTGCAATTGCTCTAAGATCTTTAATAAATGGTGGTTGTGCTTGATTTGTTCCAACCATGTCTATTTTAATTTGGAAAGCGGTAAATGGAGGTAATTCGTTAATTGAGAATTGATAATCTCTAAAGTCTGGAGTATCTATAGATGCAGCAATTCTATCATCGGGCTTTCCGTTATTATTTGACTTATTAATAATTTCACCAAATTGATCAATATTGTCAAAGCCTGGGAACAATTCAAAATCTCGATCCATACTATTTTCAGTTGATCCCTCAGAAATTATTTTATATAATACTCTGATATCAGAACTATTTCTTCGATATGATGCAAATTGAACTGAAATACTCGTTGCTGGATTTTCAAGAGTCACAAGGTTTGAAACATATGATGAAGCACATGGATCTTGACCAGTTTTATTTACTCTAGAATCAGTTGCAAAATTTGAAACTGGACTGTTAATTCTATTTGTGGTGAGTATTGTACTTACTCTCTCAACATCAATCGCAGGGGATACATTTGGATCATTACTGGTTAATAGTGTTTCAAATGTCATTGATTTGTTGCCTGGTAAATCATCTAATTGACGACTCTCATTTACTTTAGATGCGATCATTCGAGGTGTCTCGAAATCATTCTGTTCATTAAGAGAGAGAACTTCAAATCCCTGATCCACAAATGATTGTTCAACTCCACCAATACTTGTCGCTGAAATTGTTCTAACTCTAGCACCAAGAGCTGTTCCATTTGGAACAATAGATTGAATATTTGGAGTGAGTGTTTCAAATTGGATATTTTGTGATGCGGTCACATTCGATCCACCACCACGTTTTGTAGTTGAGAAGAATCTATTTGGTAATGATCCACCCTCTCTATCTTCTCCATCATTATTCATATCAACTTTAATATGATAGAAGTCTAAATCTTTTGAATCTGTAACCGTTGCGGTTGGACTATTCATATCGTGAGTCTTATTAATTCTTCGGAGAGAAACTCCACCAAATTCATATTTTTTAATCTCATCACCAGATGAATGACTTGATTTAATTGTGTTATCAATACCCCTAGTTGTGATACCAGTAATAGATCCAGCAGAAACTCCTGTATATGATATGATTTCATTTCCAAGAATTGCATATCCAAAGTTTGTGGTTCCAACACCAACACCCTCAAATGTATCAAAATTACCTGATGCAACCACAGATATATCTGATGAGGAACTACTATCATAATCAGCTGTGAGTTTTGTTGATGGAACATCTGAATCCACTCCATCTATTTTAACTAGATTATTGAATGCATGTAATCCATGAGCACGATGATCAACTTTAAAGTGTAATCCATCATTATTTTGATCAACATCAAATGTTGTGATTGTGATTCCACTTCCTACGGTTTTATTATCTAAACCTTTCACAGTTGATCCATTATTAAATCCAATTGTTCCAATACCTGTGACAAATGAACCTTGAATATTGTCTATAACAATACTATTTTTACATGTAACTAATCCCACAGAAACAACAGCACCACTACCATTTCCTAAACCAAGAGTTCCAATTCCAAGAGTGTCACCAACTGCAAAGTTTTTACCACCATTTGTAAGAGTAATTGCACTTATCTCTCCATTATTAACAGTTACATTTCCAACAGCTCCACTTCCTTCACCTGTTTGAGTAATTAAAGGAACACTAGAGTATGTAAGAGATCCGCTTGAAGGTGTATAACCAACGCCAGGGTTGATTATATTAATATCATTTGGCCCACCAACTGATGCGATACCAGCGATATTAACCAATGTTGCAGATGCATTGAGGTTATCAAATTGACTGATTGTAACGCCAGGAACTAAACCATCAGCATCTTGAATTGGTAACGTAGAACCTAATCCAACAACTGCCTTTCGAGAAAGAACTTTGATTGGATTATCTGGCAATGTAATAATCTGATCATTACCAACACTTAATTCTGGACTAAAGAATCTACCGACGCCTGGAGCTGTATTAAATACTGCCTTACGAATCGTAAATTTCAAATCTTCATATTGACTTGGATCCCATGTAACTCCATTCTGTGATTTAAATAGTGATCCTAAGTGTGGTTGCTGACTGATGATAACTTGTTGTTCATCTGGTAAGTTTGCAGTTGTAATATCAACTTCTCCCATCCTTGATATCCAAACATGATAATTCTCAGAAGCTGAAATTAAAATCAATGCAAAACGAGTTCCTCCTGTTAAGAAAACTGGAGAATCAAATGTAAATCTAGTTGGAACTGTTCCATCCTCTGATACATTAACTTGATCTGGATCTAAATTTACAACACTAAATGGTAATATTTTACTTGTAGGTAATCCAGTTTCAACTGTTCTAATTTGCATTGTAACAGGCAATTCATCATCTTTTGTTTGGAAGAAACAATCAACTGATGTAGCATAAACACCACTTGCATCATCAACACGGAATGTTTGTGCTAATGGATCGTCATCATCTTGTTGGAATACTTGTCCTGTTAGAACTTGTTCAGTGCCGATTTTTCTAGTAGTTCTGCTATTAATAACCCTTTGATCTTCAACAGTTAATCTCTTAACCTGTGGAGTTTTAACGCTTAAAATTGTATCTTGAACTGTTTCAATTGCACCAGAAGCTTGGAAGTTTGCCTGAGCATGTCCTGTAAATGTGCCTGGAAGTGTTGAGTTTGTAGGACTTGATGTTAATCTAACTGTCTTTGTGCCAGTTTCAAATCTTGGATTTGAATTTCCATTTGGATCTGGTATCTCATAACAAGCAGTTAATTGACCGATACTATCAGAGATCAATCTAACTTCTGTTATTGTAGCTTCTGCACCACTTGTCTCTCCAACTAACTTCATATTTTTCTCGGCATGCCCAAAGAATGTACCTTGAACTTGATCTGCAAGACTAAATGTATCTACATTTAAAATAGTTGATGATGTAGAATATACAGTTGAAATTCCAACATTCGGTTGATATGGATTTAATGTAAGAACTTTAGTTGGTGCAGTATATGGGCCTTCTTTATGGTTTGGTGCAGCAAGTCTAAATTTAAATCTTCCTTGATTGATTGATCTCACAGTTTCACCAGTTTGGAATATTCCACTGGTCATACTAACTTCGAGTAGTTTTGGTGTTGTGAAAGAATTCACATCGATATTATCAAAATAAACATAGAAACGAGTTCTAGGTTTCATACGATGTGTAATGATTTCAATATTCCTTCTTCTCATGAAAGGAATAATATCACGACTTAAGACTTTAGATCCAACTACAGATGAAGTGACTTTAGGAGTAACTTGATATTGAACACCATCTCTTGATTGATGAGTTGATACTGCAATATCTTGATATGTAGTTGTTTTGGTTAATCGAACTCGACCACCAACCATCTCATTTCCCCACCCTGAGAGAGCAGTTCTAAAGTTTCCAAAACGTTGTCTTAATCTTCTAAGATCACGAGAACTTGGTCTATCATGTTGTCTTATAGATCGTGAAGATGATTCAGAAAATGTTCTTGTAACTGATTCTCCAATATGATCTGTCTCCCAAGCACCCCAATCAACTTCACTGAATCCAGTTTGAACATTAATTCCCAACTCCTCGACTTTTTTATCATAAGCTTCTGTTTGTTCAATTACGTTTGCATCCACCTTCTTAGTATCTGTCCAAGTATCAGAATCTGGGTGTATTTTCATCTCCCCTGTATAGAAGACAATCAAATATGGATTCACATTTTCAACTCTTGATGCATATATTTGTTTAACAAATTCTTCTTCTGTGTAATCTAAAGTTAGAAGAGCACCAGTCTTTCTTATGTTTTCACCATCAATGTCAGTTACAAAATTTAAATCTAAAGTTGGATTTGCAGTTGTTCCAATTCCAATGAATGATCTGGAACCAACAATTAAATCTAAACATGTTGTATAATGTCCTGGCCTGAGATATCCATTTTTAGCATCAATACTTGCAGAAAAATCTGGATGAGCGATTTGATGTGCTGCATGTTTTTTGAAATTATCTACAAAAAATCCTGACTTAAATCGATTTAATCCATCTGAATCTGTGATTTGTAAATTTGCAGTGTCTTGTTCAAGAAGAGAAAGCGCAGTATAATATTCAACTTGTTCTAATCTTTTTTCAAGTCTGCCAATATCAGCCATCGTGAAACGTTTATGCTTCGTCCGTTGAATTCTGATATCAGATACATTTTTTACAAATGGTGGTAATTGAACTGTCGCAACTTCAAGAGCATCAGCTACATCAGGTGGTTCTTTTGGATCATCTGATGGAACACCACTAATGTATTCAAAAGCACCATCTTTTGTTAAGAATAATTTATCATTTCTTGGTAGGTAATAATTATAACTTACAATTAAATTTTCATCAGGTACTAATGGATCTGGAATATTGTTTTCTTGTGATGCAAATGTTCTGGATCTAAAATCAAATGGTGAAATTGTTGATGATGTATTATATGATGCAACTCTGGGCCTAATATCAATTAAATCACTGTCTGAAGTTCCAAAAGTTTGATTATTATTTACTAGTTTTTCACTTCCTTCTGGATAACTTGAGGCTGTATAAAAATCACCAACATCATCTGATGTAACAAAGAAATTCTTAAATACTATTTTTAATCTATTTGTAGGTGCTTCAAAATTACGTCTTCTCTCTATGAAAGAGAAATCATAATATGTTGGTTTTATATTCGTGTTTAAACTGAACTGATTTGTAATGTTACGATCACCAGCTGTGGTCGCTGTTACAGATGCAGTAATTCCAGATCTTTCAGTTTTAATTTTTTCTCCAACATCAAAAGTATTTTGATTTAAAAGAACAATTCCTAAAGTAGTTGCATTTGGTTTCTCAACAACTAATCCGACTGCATTACTTGTTAATCCAGTAATTTTTTCTCCAATAATTAAATCTGAATTATTTCCACTAGGGCCATCAAACGCAGTTAAAGTCACAGATGGTAAATCAGGATCTCCAGCATCATTTGATTCAATGACTGCAATTAATTGACAAGCATCAGGAACATTTAAAGATATTTTACTATCTTGAACCCTAGTTCCAAATACATCACTTAATGATAAACCATCATTCAAACTATTTGTTCCAATTCCAGATGCATTTAAAGATGATTTATTAACAACTAAAACATTTGATTCATTTAATTTTTTCTGTTTAGTTTTAACTTTTGATTTGAGAACAGTTGCAAATAAGTTTGCTTTTCCTGAGACACTACTTAATCCTACAAATGTGACCGTCTTTTTATCAGCAGCAATTGTAATTTGACTTTCTTTAAGTGGTTCAATTGATCCATCATTATATGATATAAAATATCTCTCTTCATCAAAAGGTTGGAAAAACAAATCTGCGCCAGCATTAGGTGATGTTAATTGATTATTAGATACTGTAATATCACTAAATTGTTTTCTTAATTGAATTGTTGTGTTTGTAACATCAAGACTTTCAAGATTAAGACGACTTACAGGTGTAACTAAACTATTATCAACAAGTGCAAATGATGGTGATCTAAGTGTAAGATCATTTAAATCAAGTGAGCCAGGAATTAAACCATCTGAAACTCCACCATTGCAAATACCAGCAACAGATGTAACACCAACAACATTGATAGAGTCTCCATCAGTTGAAATACCTGTAATTCGATTAAATCTAAGAACATTTTCACCAGGCACAGTATAACTTACGATATTATTTGTTGTAACAATACCAGCAAAATTTTGTCCAGAAGCTGTAATAATACCAGCATTTCCAGAGGTATTACTCAATCTAAAGTTTCCAGAAACAAGACTAGAAAGTGGAAGGTTTCTGTCAAGTGTCAAATCGGCTTCAAATGTAGAGACACCAACAGCACTCTTCAATGATTTTACATCATTAAATGTATTATCAATTACTTTAACAATAATTCTTCCGTTTTGAACACCATTAACTAATATTGATTCATCTTTCAAAAATTCACCATTTACATCAATTAAATTAACATTTATTTTATTTGATGGATCAACAACAGAATGCACAAATCCTGTCGCACCACTTCTAGTGCCTTGAACATGAGTTCCAAGTGGTATAGACGTAAATGCAGTTCCAACTTGTATATTTGTAAATGTTTTAATATCGAATAAACGAGCTTCATATTCAGTGGTTGCATTTACAAAACTTGCGGATTGTGCCTTAAAGTCGTAAAGTCTTGCAAGACCAATTTCAATTCCACTATCGTTTCTTCTTTTATTAAGTAAAGAAACAGTTGCAGTGGTTCCAATTCCTAAACTTGGAGATCCAAAAATATTATTTACAAATAAAGGATTACCTGTTTGATATGTTACCGCTTCTTGTTCAATTGTTTTTGTAGTTCTAGGTTTCGGAACATCAATAAAAGATGTTGAAATTCGATCAACTTTATATCCTTTAATATATGCTATCCCAGGCGAAACTTGAACTACGAGTAAATCATCTGATGGTATATTACCTTGAGCTGTTTTCTGTTCTGATGTATATATTCCTTTGTTTCCAATTTGATCATTTAGAGATTCTTTTACAAATGTTTCAAAAGGTTTGACATAATAATCTCCAGATTCGTCAAAAGTTCTTTGAGCTAAAGTATCATTAATTAAATTATATTGTGTGTCTTTAACAAAGGTTTGCATTTCACCCTGTTCAACACGAGCAATTTCAATGAAGTTTTGATCATTTGTATCATCAAGAGCTTTTTTAAATAAACTAATTTTTATTTCAAGTCGATCTGCGCCAGGTGCCGCAAAGTTTGTAAATCCTGATGCATTATCATTTAATGACGGATCCTCATCAGCACTAATGAAATTTTCTTGAACATTAAATCCAATGCGGAATGATGGTCTTTGGCTATATTGTTCTAAAATTAAAGTTTCACCTTGAACCTGAGCAAAAGTTCCACGAATGAAATATACACCGTCTCCAATTGACATTGCAGAACCAATCGCATTTGATCCAAATGCTAAGGTGTTTGCAAATGGTTCATTTGCTGCAATAACACTCGCACCATAAACAATATCTTTATTTGCAGATAAACTTTCACCATCATTAAATGTTTCAGTTGTGAAATCTTCACCAGATTTCTCATACTTAATATACAGAGTTAAATTACCTCTGTCAGAATCTATTTTTGGTAATATCTTTTTAATTGTCGCCGTAACACCTGATCTTGCACCTGTAATTCTTAAACCAACTAATTGATCTGTATATAACGATACTGGAATGCCTAAAAATGTATCCTCAACTTGAATACAAGTAAATTTATTATCATAACTTAAGTTGCCAGGAATTACCTTTGAACCCTCTTTAAAAAAGTGAGTTCCAAACTGTTCAATTTGATTTTGTAAAATCGATTGTAGAGTGCTTAATTCTCTTGCCTGAACTGGTGATCCTGGCTTAAAGAGGACTCTATAAAAATTTTTATCTTTATCAAAATCGTCAAAATATGGGCTGACGTTAAGATTGGTTTCCTGTGGCATGATTCTTTAAAATTCCAGTACGATCTTGATGTCTTCTTTCTGTTGAGAACTACGAGTTACAGCAGCTCTGTTATCAACGTATATAATGTCACCACTATATTTTTCAACTTCGGGATTTGCAACACCTTTCACAAAACTCATTCCTAAATTGTAAGTCCTACTATTTATTGAGGTAGAGAGACCAGGCTCTAAAGAAGTTCCGAAATTGGTATCTATATTTAGATTACTTGTTCCTCCAAATATAGTTGTTCCAGCGCCTGTGGCAGGATCAGCATTAAATCTGAATAACTCAAATCCATATGTAGGTGCGGTTCCATCAGTTGATATCGCAAGTCTGCGATCTTGCCAATATTTAAGAACTCCTGTGGTTGCATCATAATTAATTACACGACCAACAGCAGTTGATCCAATACCAATCTCCTGAGTTACCTCAGAATCAGCTGTAAATGTCGTGGTTGTTGATCCAGCACCAGTAAGTTTTAATGCATAAACAGCACTCGCTTTCGAGAGAGTAAGTTTATTTTCAGATCCAAATGCCAATGGGTCACGACAGAGACCAACACGAGAGAATTGATTTCCTGTGATAAAGTCTGGATTGGATACATCATTTTCTAATCGAGAATATATTAAAACACGATTCGCACCAAGTTCTCGATATACATCAGCACCATGACCATCTTGAGGTGGGATAATCACGTTGAAGTTGGCATCAGTAGATCCTGACGGATTTGTTAATCCAACATCACTTAATCCAACTGATCCAAACGTATAGTTTGATCCACCATTGGTAATTTCAACTGAGTCGATTTTACCAGCAGCATTCACAACCACTGAACATCTACCACCACTTCCATCACCTTTGATAGGAACATTATTATAAGTTGCAGCGGTTCCGTAACCAACACCACGATTTGTAATGGTTACTATTTTTAACTGACCACTGGTTGCAGCGTTATTCCTTACCGCAGCAACATCATTATTTGTGCTCCAATTTTGCGGTAAAGGTATAAAACTAGTTGAGTCAAACTTGATAATACTATTTGGATCAATTGTGAAAAGATACTTCCAAATATATCCATCTCCAGATGCACCAGCAGATCTTGGTTCTAAGTCTGTAAATAAAGGTTCGTCAAGAGATGGTCTTCCAGATGTGTTTTCTGGATTGGTTCCGTTCTGTAAGCAAATATAAACTCTAAAATTAGAGTTCATTACATAATAATTTGTATCATATAAATTAGTTGAACTAGTTTGTGGTGATAAATTTGATCGAGTATAATCATCTCGATACATCTCATATGTTGTACCAGAAGACCAAGTTATTTTTCTAACGACTCTTGCAATATCATCTGAATTCAACTTTTTGAGTGCGATCATTGTATCCCAATAATCATTCTCTTCACTAAAAGAATCTTTAGGTGCTGGTGGATTTTCACTCCAATCTGATTGAAAA